GTCGGACAGTGCAAAACCAGCTCTGGTCCCCCCCTGGTGGCTAGCCAGGGGCCATGCTGAGGCGCTTCATGCCTGAAGCAGTGGATACCCATGGGTGCCATACCATGAGCAAGCGTTAGGCGCCACCCAGCCCTGAGATAACACTCCAGCTCGGGCCAGGACTGGAGGTGGAGGCATCCGCGTGACAAAGCTAGTTTGGGGCGGTCGCTAACCCGCCCTGGGCAACTGCCCAGTTTTGCCATAACAAGCAGGAAGGACATAGACAGACAGAGACATGTTTGTTTCTTTTTCATATGGCCGATAGCTGCGACTGTTTTTATTGTTTTTGTGTTTTCTGCTCAAACAATACTAGTTTGGGGCGGTCGTAAACCCGCCCAGGGCAAGCCCTGTTTTGCCAGCCCACACCCAGCCTAAATATGGCTGAGTGTGGGCCCGCGAGTGAAGTACATTTGTGCCTCAGTGATCGTCGTGTTAGGGCACGTGAACTGGAAGGTCTCGCCGGGTTGCGCGACCAGTGACCAGGAACGGACAAGCTGAGTTGCCGAACTTAGGCCATGCACCTCTGCCACCGTGGCTGTCGAGCCCGAGAACGCGGTAGTGGACAAGCCAGTTCCCACGACACGGATATCGACCATGCCGGACCACGGCTCACTAAACGTGAACTCCGTGTCGGAGGTTGTAGTACCTCCATAAACCCAGACGGCGGGCAGCGACCCCTGGTTGAACGTGTCCACAGGGCCAAAAGGTGCAGAATTGTCCGATGACGACGCACCAAGTGCGCAAGCGCCACCAGATTCCAGCGTGTTGCCGCCCGAGGCGATGTTAATCAACTGCGGCGTTTCAAATCGGATCTTGTAAGAAACCCAGATTTGGCCTAACAATTCACCTGACGAGCTGGCATGCCCGGACGCAAACACAACCCGCCCAGCAGCGGTGTTGCGAATGGAGCCCGACCCTTTCGAGCCGGTATAAAGCGGCGACCGCTTGTTGAGGTCACGACGCGAACATTTGTAAACAAGGGGGGCCCAAGGTGGGCCAGACACAGCTCCTTTCGAGTTCAAGAGCTCATTGAGGTTCAGCGGCTTGGCGTCTTCAGGATCGAAGTCCACCGTGAGCGCCACGTAACCAGTCTCAGCTGTGCTAACGTTGGGGATGTACTCTACTTGGAACTCCTCAACAACGAACGAGTCGTACATGTTGACATAAGGCGCAGACCACGAAAACGAGGACGGTGAGATCTGAATGCTGTTACCAACGGCGTATTCACCCGACACAGTGGTCACATTTTGGATGAATTCCCGTCGCTCCACAGCGGCACCACCGACCCGAGTTGCGGCGCGGCCTCCCTGCGTGCGCATCACCGGCGCCCGCAGCATGTAGTTGACTGGGCCCGACCGCGGGGGCGCCTTGAACGCCCTCACGGCCTGCTTGTTGTTGTTCGGTGCCTTCCGCGGCACAGGGTGTACCATGGTCGGTGCACACCCACCCTCTGCGCTGGCATATAGCGCGTCAGAACTTTGTGCTTCACGTAAGCGTTGAATGCGTATCTTGCAACGGTTTGAGCGGCTGCAGTCCCCACAAGGAAAGCAGCTTTCTGGACTTTTGCGTTGTAGCGTCGGTCGGGTTCAGCTCCGACGTACTCGCCGTTCAGCCAATACGGGTTGGCGTCAATCGTGTGGTGGTGGCGTTGGCCACAAGTTCTCGTATGGGATACCACCGAACCGGGTGCGACTGTACATCGCCTACACAACAAGTTGCCGCCCGTGCAGTCTGTCGGCATTCCGGTCTTACGACCTTAGCACGGAACTATTAAGCCCCCGTAGGCACCGTTTTGGGCGGTCAAGCAGGCGACCCCATGAGGGTCCCTTTAGCATGCGTAGGCACACTATAGACGTCGACTCTTTTTGTGGGTTGCCATCTATAATCGACCTTGTCGTAGTAGCGCTCTAGGGCAGTCTGCTCGTCGGGAGTGATCCCGAACGCCTTGTAGAAGGAATACCTGCAGTACTGCGTGATGACACCTGAGTTGTACATCCCTCGCGCCAATATGGCAAAGCCGGTCTCGACAGCATCGCGGTCTATCCGCGTTCCGGCCCCCTTATACAGGGCCTTGTAAAAGCTACGAAACACTGGCATGTGGCCTGCCAGCGCCTCTCCGCTACGACCAACCGAATTCCTGAGCGTGTCGAACGACTTTGGGTCGTCGAAGTGTTTTACCGACACTAGGTCCTTGGACATACAGACCCATGGGTTGCGCACCATGAACCAGTCCCTTCCGTCACACACGGGTTGGGTCTGGCAAAAGGTCAGGTGCTCGAGCTCAGTGACAGGTGGCTCTATGGTCATAGGGAAGCCAAGCGCGCTCGAGAACGGCGCGAGGCCCTGCAAACGGTGCACGTCAGTCTCCTCGAGGATTGCAGTCGTGTCATCTCCGTTATTAATAGCGGAAAGGTCGAGTCCTTGTTGGATCATGTAAGCGTACAGGATGGCGACACTCATCAAACAGGACCTGAGTGATGTATCCATGTCACCCGACGCTCCACCCCCTACCTTGAGGTATTGGACGTACTCCTGGCCCTCTCGGGCAAAACCGCGGATTTTACACTGCCACTCGAGCAGCTCCGCCAGGCGCGCGTCACCTCGATAAAACAACTGGTACAGCTCGGCCCTATAGGCCAGCGCACTTCGAGACATGTGCTGGTCTTGCCGTACGCAATCGAAACTGACGGCCGCTGGGCGACCGTATTTTTCCCACTTCCTCGCGATTATGGACCCCTGTTTACGCGAGTTGAAACCCTTCAAAACTGTAACTTCTTCAAAAATGCGGGTGATGGCTTTGAACATCACTGCCTCCAATGGCCGTATATACACGCCGAGAGCAACATTGAACCTGGGGTCCCGTGGTTGGATCACCCGCGGGTCCGGGTCCGATTTGAGACTGAGGTTGAGCTTCTCCATTTTCACAAATGTGGCTACATAGCTGTCTTTCACACACACGTCGCGCCCCTTGAGGGATTCAACTGCTTGTTCGTAGCGATGGCGCTTGGGCCCCGTGTAGGAGTCCAGGAACCGCTCATGGCTCCAAGGAACCATG